CTTTACGAAGGCTGGGCAATTTTCTGCGATTGCGATTTCCTCTTCACCCGAGATATCGCGGAACTGTTGCCGCTGCTGGATGATCGCTTCGCCGTCATGGCGGTAAAGCACAAATATATTCCGGCCGAAGCCGTGAAGATGGATGGGGTCAGCCAGGGCATATATCCCCGCAAAAACTGGTCATCCTTCATCGCCTGGAATTGCAGCCACCCGGACAACCATTTTCTCAGCATCCGCACGGTCAATATCGAAAGCGGGAAATGGCTGCACGGTTTCGGATGGCTGCCTGATGAGAAAATCGGCGCGCTGCCCCAGACCTGGAACTGGCTGTCCGGCGTGAGCGAGCCCCTGCCGGATGGCGAAGTACCGGCAGCGATTCATTTTACGTTGGGCGGTCCCTGGTTCGAAAATTGCCAGGATTTCCCGTTCAGTGATCTTTGGAAGAACGAGCAGCGGCTTCTCGATCAAAGCCGCAATTCAGCACTGGAGAAAAGAGCATGAGCAAAGGAAGTCATGGCAGCCCGCGTCACACCGAATCTCGCGGAGCTGGCCCGGTTGAGGGTGCGGGCCAATATCCGGCGAGGGGCCCGGGAAGGATGATGGGCGGCATGCCATCGGATATGTATCCCAGCGACAAAACCCCGAAGGGCGGCAACCCGAAACCGATCCGCGGTGTCGAGGAAGACGGCTCGTAATTCAATCTGTTCGGTGAGGTTCGGGCGTGTCGATATCGAGCAATTACATCACGCTCCAGCGTCAGATCGCGGACGAGTGCGGGGACAATCAAGCCCTGCTTTCGCCGCTTTCTGACAGCGCCCTAACTCTCTCCCCCATTCAGAATGCAATCCAATCGGCCATCGCAAAATGGGAACGCGAGCCGTTCTATTTCAATGATCTCCGGGTTGAGCCGACTAATGCCAGCCCTTTCAAAACCGTTGTTGCGCAAGAGTTCTATTCCTCGTGGGATTATGCAGGTTTGGCCACCATCGCGGCGATCAAGTCTGTCCGCGTGCTGATCGGCAATAACCGCTACCCGTTGAACCAGCGCGATTCCAACTACATGAACGACGTCAGCATCAACCCCACCAATACGGGACAGCCAGTCGACTATTCGTTCGACGCCAACCAGATGCGCTTCTTCCCGATTCCAGATGCCATCTATCCCGTGGGCCTGACCGGCACGCTACGTTTGGCGGCTTTGGTCAATGACACCGATGCAAACGCATGGACCCAGGATGCCTATGACCTGATCCGCTGCGAGGCCAAAATAATCCTTGCCCGGGAAGTCACCTATGACGAACAGATCGAGGCAAATTCCAAGCGGGCGATTTATGGCACCCCGGGCGATCCGACAGAGCGCGGCTATCTCTATGCGCTAAAGGCGGAAACAACGCGGCGCCACGCCAACCGTAGCAAAATCCGTCCGACCTATTTCTGATGGAGAAAAACCCGCTCCGGCTCCTGACGGGCCCTTGGCTGCCAGATCTACCCGCTCTCGACAATCCCGGGATCCTGACAGCTACAAACGTCTATGCCAGGACACCGAAAAGCTATGGGCCAGTGGGGTCTATGCAGGTCTATTCCTCGGCCCTCGGTGCGCGTTGCCAGGGTGCCGCGGCCTTTCTTGACGCTACCGGAAATGTCAACCTATTTGCGGGCGATGCCAGCAAGCTCTACCGCCTCGTACCGGGCGGTACATCCTGGGCGGATGTTTCGAAGGTGGGCGGATATTCGACCCCATCCGACGGCCAATGGAAGTTCGAATATTTCAACGGCATCGTGACGGCGACGAACTATTCCGACCCGATCCAGAAATTCAACATAACCGCCGCGGATACCGCTTTTTCGGATCTGGCTTCGGGGGCGCCCCGTGCACGCTATCTTGCGTTCATCAAAAACTTCCTGATGGTGGCTGGAACCTTTGATGCCACGGATGAGGACCAGCCGCAGCGCGTATGGTGGCCAGCTCTTGCCGACCCCACAAACTGGCCGACGCCGGGCACCGTCGCTGCCGCGCAAGTCCAGTCAAGCCGAAATGACCTTTTCGGCGATTACGGGTTCATCCAAGGGGTGGTTGGTAATCTCGGAAATGCGGATGGCGCGGTCTTCATGGAGCGGGCCGTTTTCCGGGTGATCTATTCAGGTCCGCCGGTGGTGTTCGACTTCTCGCCGGCTGAGGGCGTCAAGGGTTGTGTGGCCCCCAATTCCATCGTGCAATACGGAAATCTCGCCTATTACCTCGGTCCCGATGGGTTCTATGTTTTCGACGGTTTAACCTCGACACCGATTGGCGCCAACAAGTTCGACAAGACATTTTACGCCGATCTGGACCAGAGCTATTTGGACCGGATTGTCGGGACGGCGGATCCGATCAATCGTCAGATCATCTGGGCCTATCCGGGCCGCGGCAATTCTGGCGGAACGCCCAATCATCTTCTGATGTACAATTGGGACCTGGAGCGCGCCACGGTCTGCGACATGGAATGCGAGACCATCGCACGCATGTTGTCGATCGGTTACACCCTCGATCAGCTTTATACCGTGCTGGGCTATACCCTGGATACATTGCCGGCCCCGCTCGACAGCCGGGTTTGGACGGGCGGACAGTTGCTGCTCGGCGCCTTCGATACGGCGCACAAGCTGAATTATCTTTCGGGCGCCAACCTCGCCCCCACCGTCGATACCACGGAAGCCCAGCCTTTCCCGGGGCGGCGCTGGCGGGTGAAGGGTGCAAGGCCACTTGTTGACGGCGGGACACCTTCGGTCGCCATCGGGCGGCGCGAACGCCTGGTCGATCCGGTGACCTTTACCGCGGCCTCGGCGATGAATGCTCTAGGCATCTGCCCGGTTAGGGCCAGCGGGCGCTATGGCCGCGCACGCATCACACTTCCGGCAGGATCGGACTTCAGCCATATCCAGGGCGTCGAACTGGATGGTGATCAGGCGGGCAGTCGGTGACCACCGTTCCGGGCTTCAGTCCCGCTCCCACCAGCGGCGGTATGGTCTCGAAGCCATCCGAGGCGGCCAGTTCGATCTGGGTCCGCAAGATCGCCGATGTGCTCAACAATATGCTTCGGGGGAAGTTGAACGTCGTCCTCCCCGTGACCCTGCGGTTCGGCCATATCACCACCGATGTGATCGACGCCCGCATCGGCCCTTATTCCGGGCTTTTATTGCAGGAGCTTACGGCAAGCGCCGCTGCGGCGAAGTTCGGGGCCCCATATATCTTGCCGTCCGACCAGAATGCCGGCCAGGTGACGCTCAACCACACGACCATCTCGTCCTCTGACGTCAGTTTCAACCTCATCATCATCGGATAAGGAGACCGCCCATGTTATCAAGTGGGGGATTTTTCGGCTCAATGCAGATGCCCAATGGGGCGTCGTCTTTCATGTCGCCGGGGGATATCGACAGCAGCATGCCAAATGCTGGAGGGGCAGGGGGATTGTCGCAATTGCTCCCCTTTCTGGCGGCAGCCATCTCCAAATTCGCCCCTCAGGGGCAAGATAAGGGCCAGGATGGCGCTCCTTCGGCGCTCCCCTCGAATGCCACGCTCGCACCCGGCGCGGCCCTTCCCGGGGCGCCCCCGGCGCAGATCGGCGGCTTGGGCCAAGCTTCGCAGCAGCTCCCCGCCGGCGGTCCGCCGGACTTGATGAAGGCGCTGATGTCCATGGACCCGGCGACGCTGAAGGGGATTGTCCAACGACTTGGGATTGGAGGAAACCAATCTGCTTCACCAGACATTGGCGGGATGACGGCTGTTCAGCTTGACAATTATAATGCTTTGCGCAAGCGCGGATTCAGCTCTAGCGACGCTTACAACATGATGCTTCAGAACGGTCGCGGCCAATAGCCCTGGCAATCCTTCTCCGAATTGAGCCGGAAGCGGTAGACGCGACCTGGCCCCGTATTTCCGGCTTGATCGCCGATGCATGCCAGCGGTCCGGCGGTCGCTATACCGAGCCGTGGATCCGCAGATATGCCGAAAAAGGCATATGGCAAATCTGGATCGCGGTTGACGATAGCGGGATACGAGCCGTCGCCGGGACGGAGATCGTCCAATACGACACCGGCCTGAAGGAAATAGGATTCCGCTTCTGTGTCGGTAGCGGCCGACGAAGCTGGCAGCATCTGGCTGAAGACATCCTCACATGGGCGAAAAGCCAGGGGTGCTCGGTGGGCGCAGGCCCCTTCCGCAAAGGCTGGAAAGCCATCCTTCAAGGCTGGTTACACACCCACGATTTTCTCGAACGGGTTTTATAGATGCTGCGGTTCAAGTCGCACAATCCTGAGATTGCTTGGCGCGCGGCCTATCCGTTCGATGACGGATGGCGCGGCATCTTCAAGCCCAATGTTTGCCATTTTGGGACCGCGCAAAAATCGACCACGCAAACGACCCAGAATGTTTCCCAGCCTTGGGGACCGCAGCAGCCATATCTGACGCAGGGCTTCGCGGCAGCGGGAAATCTGCTCGATCAGGCTCCGCCGCAGCAGCAGTATCCGGTCGCACCCTTCAATGACGCCCAGAGCTCTGCTCTTGGCGGTATCGAGCAGACCGCAGCGAACGGCACGCCGATCAGTAGCGCGGCCACGAATTTCGCCACCATGCTGGAGAACGGCGCGTTCCTCGGTTCCAATCCCGCGAACGGATATTTTGGCAGCTTGGCCGGCAACAATATTGGACTGAATGGGCCTGGCGCGAGCATTCTACGCTCCGTCGGCAGTTACAATCCCGGTCTCTATAATCCCGGCGCGGCGAGCCTTTACAATCTCGCAAATTCCAATGGTGCTGTTGGCGCTCCTGGTTCAGACGCGCTCTCTTTCTTCGCCAATAACAATATCGGGGCCAACAATTCCGGCACTGCCCTCGAAGAGGCCATTGCCCGTGGCGCCAATCCGGGGACTTCTCAGCCGGGAGCCTCGACGCTTGCCGATCTCTCCGGTCGCAATGTCGGCGTTTCGAACATGGGAACACCCACGCTGGCGAAATATGCCAGCGGCGGCTATTTCTCGAACGGCTACACCGATCCGACCGCGCAAAGCGTCATGGCGTCGGTGGTCCCGCAAATCGAGGCACAGTTCAATCGCGGAAATTCGCTGAACAATCCCGCGGCCGCTTTTGCCACGGCCCAGGGCGCAACCGCCGCACTTGCCCCCCTCGAATATCAGAATTATCAGCAGCAGGAGCAATTGCAGCAGAACGCCGCATCGACTTTGGCTTCCAACGCGCTCACAGGCAACCAGCAGCGCGGCACCTTTGCGCAAGCCTTGGCCGATCTTGGGCTCCAGGGTACGCAGCTGCAAGGCCAGCTCGCCCAGAATGTTGCTGGCAATACGCTTGCAGGCGGCCAGCTTTCGACGAACGCAGCGGGCCAATCGCTCGACGAATTCCTCAAGGGCCTCGGCCTCACGACATCGGCAGCGTCCGATCTCAGCAGCGGCGCGGTATCCGGCGCCGGGGTACAGGAAGGCGCTGGCTCTGGTCTAGAAACCGGGGCCGTTGGCGGCGGCAATCTGCAGGCGACCGGCGCAAGCGGGCTTTCCAACAACTGGCAGGACACCCTAGCCAAGATGGTACAGGGTAATGCGCTGGCGCCGCAGAACCAGGCCTTATCCTATGCCGATCTCGATAAGCTGTTCAGCGCGGGATCTGCGGCTCAGACCCAAGCTCAGAATGAAGCACAGGGCGCGGCACAGACCTACAATTACAGCCAGCTTTCGCCTTACCAGCAGCTTGCACAATATATGCAAGCCGTCACCGGCAATTACGGTGGGACGACAAACGGCTCGACCACCACGCCATATTTCCAGAACCGGACCGCCGACACCCTCGGCACCGTCAGCAGCCTTGCCTCGATAGCCAGCGCGATCATACCGTTCCTATGATCACCCGCCAGCAACTGACCACCGCAAGCCGGTTTGGGGTCTCTGTGACAATCCCCGAACTCGAAAGCGACATCGACGCCCAGATCAGGGCCTTGGCCGACCCCAACCATCCAAAGCACTGCGTCTTCCTGGCGCGCGGAAATGTGCTGGGAAATCGCAAATTGCCGGACGGGCTGTTTGTGGAAACACGGCGGGAGGGCACGTTGGTCACCGACAACCGCCATATCGCCCAAGCCTTCAAACTGGCGGAATTCATCACGGACGGATTCATCGCCGAAATGTTGGGCTATCCGGAAAGCAAGGCCGATGTTCTGCTCACTGATGATGGCCTTGTGGTCCAGGCGCTGGACAAAGACGGAAACGTGATCTTCGAAGCGGCGTGCAGCCAGGCCAAGATCGCTGAAACCATTGCCGCCGCCAATGCGCAAGTCACCGAGGGCGGCAAAGTCGACGTAAAATCCCCCTATCACGCCCTGTCCCGCAGACTTCCGAGGATGAATTAAATGGGATGGTTTGACACCCCGATAGACTTCTCCGATCCGCAGGTCATGGCGCGAATCCAGATGCTCGGCAATTTGGCCGGGTCTTTTGGCGATTCCGCCATGCCGACTGCGCTTCCCACGCCGATGGGTGCCGTCCTAGGACGCGCGGCGCGCGCGTCGAGCGAAGGTGTTGTATCCGGCGCCAAGGGCGCACAGGCCTATCGCGGCAACAATCTCGATATCACCGGCAAGGCGATCAGTAACGACCAGTCGCTGATTGTGGAAAACATGCTGCGCCGCGCGCTCGGCAAGCCGGAGCTGACGGTCCAAGATTTGCAGAGCGCGGGGGCCGACGCAGGAACCCGAAGCCCATTGTTCGGAATGCCGACAATTTCGCCACAAGCACAGGCCAATGTCCCTACCGGGACAGGCACAGGTACTGGAAGCGGCAACGGTACTGGGAGCGGTGCGCCTGCAAGTCCAGCCTCACCAGTAGACAGTGACCAGCAATCCAATTCCGGATCGGCCCAGGGCGATGGCATTGGCAATACCCTCGCCATGAAGATGCTTGGGTTTCAGCCAACCGACTATCAGCGGGCCAAGATGGCCGCTGCCATGCTTCCGCCAGGTCCTGATAGGGACGAGGCGATGTTGGCGGCTGCGAAGGCCGCCGGGCTTGCCCCCACGCTGGATACCCGCTCAGGCGGCATGCAAAGTGTTCTGGTGCCCAATAAGTTTAATGAAGATGGAACGCCGGTCTATAAAACAATCATCAAAAACCCCAACATCCCCGAGGGATACACGCTGAGCGATGACGGAAAAAGCATCGTTGCGATGGATAATGGGCCGGAGGCGGTATCGGATATTGCGCGGCGCCACGCACTGGCAAATGCTGCTGGAAAAATGACCGCGGATCGTGCCGAGAACTATCTCGAAACTGGCGGACTCGGTCTCGGCACGGCCGAAGGCGACCTTAAGGCGCCCAATGCGGCTCCGAGCCCGGGCCCCGCTGCCATCACGGGCGGCATACCTTATGCAGCGCGCGTTGCTCAAATCGAAGGTTCTGGAAACCCCAATCCTCCGTCGAATGGCGCTTCTTCTGCCGCCGGTGGCGACCAATTCCTGAATGGGACATGGCTTCCGCTGGCCAAAAAATATCTCCCGCCCCAGATCACGCAGGGAAGGACCGACGATCAAATCCTGGCGCTTCGGGCTGATCCGCAGGTCTCGGCCTTTTTGACCAATCAGTATGCGACCGACAATGCCAAGGCATTACAGGCTGGTGGCGTCAAAACTGTTGGGGCACCTGAAGTATATTTGGCGCATCATTTCGGGCCCGATGGCGCAGCTGCGATCCTTAAGGCGCCCGTCAATACCCCGCTATCCCAAATCCTGCCGGCAGCAGTTTTGAAGGCCAATCCGACATTGGCCAATGCCACGGTCGCCGATGTCTATTCGCATGCCAACCAGCAGATGCAGGGCGTCCAACTTCCGACGCCGCAGGCCCAAGCGCAGCAGCGGCCCCAGCCGGGCGGGGTAAAGTCCGTCATCCCCCCACTCAGCGAAGCGGCGCCGATCCCGAGGGGGGAGATTTACCTCAAAGACCGCATCCCTCAGTGGACCAAGGCCGAAGACGACATGTACGACGCGCTACCGTCCGGCACGATTGCCGAGCAGCGCGCGTTGGCGATTTCCGACGCTCTCAAAGCCACGCAAAGCGGAGCGTGGGCGCAAGAGAAGGCGGATATCGCCGCAAAATTGAAAGCCGTTGGGGCACCCGTTCCGACATCAATCCTCGGCGATCCGGCTGCCGTTCAAGAGGCACTGAAAAACAATTTCCAATCAACGCTGAACCAGATTCGGGCTTTCAGCTCACGACCGGCCGCCATCGAAGTGCAGCTCGCATCCAAGAATTTCGCCAATCCTGATCTCCAGCCGGAGGCCAATCTCCAGATCATCGGTGAAACGGTGGGAACCCTTCGCTGGGAACGCCAGATGGCGAATGATTGGGGCAAAGCAAAAGAACAGGGCTGGGTCGATCCGCAAGATTTCCAGCGCGCATGGGCAAAGGCCAATCCCATTCAGGGATTCATTGACCAAGCGCAAAAAGAAATTGGTCCGCTTAAGGGTATGGCCCCGGTCCACGCCCCGTCCGGCAAGACGATGCCGGCCGTAGGAACGGTGTCGAAGGGCTATCGCTTCAAAGGCGGCGACCCGGCGAAGCAAAGTAGCTGGGAAAAGGTCCGTTAGCGAAGGTCAAGTTTTCGTTTGATCTCGTCGAGATCATATTGCATCTGTTGATTTTGTTCTTCGAGCGTTTGAACCCGCGTCTCCAAGTCAGAGACTTTTTTCGTTAGTTCGGACGGGGAAAGTGGCTCGTCACAACTGACTAACGTGAGCGCGGCCGCAAAAAATACCAAAGCAACGGCCGCTTTCCTTCTCATCGGATTCGGCCGCAAATGACGAAATCAATAACGCGCCCGACAAATCCGACGCCGATCAGGACATAAACGGTCA